AATCAATTGTTTCCATATCGAAACTCTCCTGTTTAAGCTCTATGTTAGCAAAAAAGTAATATATATCCTATGCCTATTTTTCCGATTGCCACAACAATTTGTCATGAGTGTTCACTCACGGATTAACCAGATTTTACATAAATTCGGCTTTTTTTGGAAGGTATTTGTCTTTTTCAGGAATATCTACAGTCTTTCCAGTTCCAGGCGGCTTTTTATCCCTGTTTTTTCATAGGCGCTTGACATCATATTTTCCACAGTACGGTAACTGATACCCAAATCGGTAGCTATCTGTTTGTTTGATAGCCCGTTTTTTGCCAAAGAGAAGATTTCTGCTTCCCGTTTGGTAAGGAAGCTTATTATATTACAGGAGTTTTGCAGACTCGCTTGTGCTGTTTCGTCTATATACGTTTCTCCTGCCAAGGCTCGCTGCATGGCATTTTCAAGTTCCTGTTCGGTTCGTCGTTTGGTAATATACGCCTTTACCCCAAGGCTCATTGCTGCGTTGACATGAGCATAATCGTTGAACATGGTATAAACGACCATAATTGGTTTTTTGCTGTTTGGCTTCTCTGCTTGCAGCCACGGTATAATATCAAGCCCCCAGCCATCATCTAGTTGAATATCAATGAGTATCAAATCCGCTGTAGTAACGGCTAATAATTCTTTTGCTTCTTTAAGGCTTGATGCAGTTCCCTTTACATTCCATCGATTTGTTTTTGTGAAAAAAACGACAAGCCCTTCCCGCATAACAGGGTGGTCTTCGATAATGATAATGTCTGGTACTTTTGGCATTAATAAATCCTGCATTTTACGGTATTGTACAGGGGATGAGTCGGATAATATACCACAATATTATTCATTAGGTGCAAAGTGGTCAAGCAGTGAGTGTATCCGTCGCCAGCTTAACGTGAGTCAATGCCTGACATTGACAACTTTCCACAGGTTTTATAATATTATTTGGTACTACTTGCGCAATCCCCGGTTGTGTAATGGTAGCACGGCAGACTCTGGATCTGCTTGTGGGGGTTCAAATCCTCCCTGGGGAAATTTGCTAATTGTTTATGTAATAAGGAATTAGCGAGTGGACTTCCTTACCAAAGGTGTTCATAACACATTATTTAATGCGACCGACACAAGAAACGACATATAAATCGTTTATAGATGTTGGTCTATTGAGGAATGTGCTATGAACACTTATCCCTTCTCTGTATTTAAAAGAAATGACCGCCCTTATTATCTCGTGTCGTTCAAAGACGAAGCCGGAAAGTACCTTACACCTGTTTCCACCAAGAAGAAAACCGAAGACGAGGCAATGGAAATTGCTTTTAAGTGGTTGCGTGATGGTGTACCCAAAAAGCAACAGACTATGACTGTTCAGGACTTAGCCCTTAAAGATGTGGCAAGGAAGATTAAGAGCAAAGAGGAGGCTTTGATTATTCTTGATGAATTAAAGCGGACTGGTTGGGTTAAGAAGCACGTTGTCAATGAAACATACGGGGCTGTTGATTTTGTCTCATTTCTGTACGAATTTTGGGATTGGGAGAAATCTCCATACATCAAAGAAAAACTGCGGAAAGAACATGGCATACACAAAAGGCATTGCAAGGGACAAAAGCAAGCCATAGCCTTGTATTGGGAAAAGTTTTTTGTCGGACGTTTCCTTGGTGAAATTACTGCTGAAGACATTGACGCTTTTATTACCTACATGGGGAATATGCCTTTATCGCCTGCCAGAAAAAATACTGTGATAAAAGCAGGGACAAAAGCCCTTCGATGGGTATTCGCTAAAGGCAAGATAGAAACTGACCCGACAAGAGGGCATCTGCTTTTTTCTGGTGCAAAAGGAAAAAAGAAATTGCTGACCCCTGCCCTTGCTTCCGCTGTTTTCAAGGCAAACTGGTATGATGATAGGGCAAGGCTCGGAAATATGATTGCCGCAGTAACGGGAATGAGAAACGGCGAATTTCTTGGATTGAAGTATAAAGATATTGGGGCAGATTACATTTTGGTTCGCAGTTCGTGGAACAGTGAAGACAAGGACAAACTTCCAAAAAATAACAATACCCGAATGGTGGAAATCCCATTCCCTGCCTTAATTCATGGACTGCTTGAATTGGCAAAACACAACCCTTGGGGTGTATCGCCTGACAGTTATGTGTTTTGGACAGAATACAGGCAAGATAGACCTATTCAGCCTGATATATTTAATAAAGGACTTCGCAGAGCCCTTGTTCAAGTTGGCTTAACCAAAGAGCAAGCTAAAGAGTATACCTTTCATGGCTGGCGGCATTTTTACACTTCATACATGGTTAGGAAGCTGGAGCGAAAACTATTGAAATCGCAAACTGGGCATTTAACCGATGACATGATTGAGCTTTATAGCGACCATGAAATTGACGGTGATAGGCTCCTTATCCAAAAAGCCGAAACAGAAACATTTGGGAAACTAATACCAGAACGACCTAAAATGCTGGTCTTCAGGGAATTGCCACAAGAACGAGCGGCAGTCTGATTATTCCCGATAAGCATTATTGCCCCCGGATTGCCGGGGGTTTTTTATTTCGTATCTTTCTGAAAATTGTACTAAACCCCCCTATTGGTATTTACCAGGTAACAGTATTTTTTCTGTATGAATACCAATGCAGAAACCATTGAAATTTTTAGCCGTAAAAAAGCGGCGGCGTTTTTGGGAATATGCCTCACTACCCTTGACCGTCTTGATATTCCACGGACAAAAATCAGGCATAGGATTATGTATAAGCGTAACGTTCTGGATAGGTGGATTGATGAACACACTGAAAAGGGCAAAAAGGGTAAAGCATGAACAAGGAAAAGGCGGAGGCGATTGTTACCCAATTACTGATACACGCCGCTGGACTGCGGTATGGTTCTGTTTCATTTACCGCTAAGGTGCATGAAGGCAGGGTTTTTGAAGTGTCCTATACCAAAACAGAACAAACAAGAGAACGTGCCGCCGAGCGAACGGAAGTGAGCGAAGGTTCCCCTCCGGTAAAAGAACCCAAAAAAGACAATGACCAATAATTAGACCTTTTCCTTGTATATGAGGCTTCCAGCTATTCGGGAGCCTTTTTTTTATCCTAAACCCTGAAATTTGTACTAAACCCCCCTATGTGCCAGAGCCAGGTAACTTTATTTTTGATGTACAGCAGCGGGAATAACCGCTTGTAAATCTTAAACGGGAGGCCGAGGTGGAGGCATATTTGACTGCTAATGATGTGGCTTTGATGGTTCAACTTTCTAAACAAACTATACGCCGTTACACCATGAAGAAAGAAATTCCCTTCCACAAGATTGGCAGGGCAGTAAGGTACAAAAAATCTGAAATTGAAGTGTGGGTAGAAAAGCGGGAAACAGCAAAGAAGCATCAGAGCGGCTTGTTCACCGAGACCGAGGCGAGAGGTGGCGAAAGGGTATGACGGATTTTAACAAGGCCATTGAGGAGGCAAAGGCGGGTTTAATGCCTTTTGAAAGTTGGGAACGGCTGCCGGGAGAAACCGCTCTGGCTTTCGCCGCTTTCTGTTCTTTCCGTGATTTGGGAGCTGGACGGAATATCCGTAAGGCTGTTGAAACTGTTGAAAAAGATAGTGTGGCACAAGCGAAAAAATACAATGTTTGGCGGAACTGGTCTAACCAATTCAAATGGCGGGAACGTGCGGCGGATTTTGACAATTACATTGAAAAACTGAAACAGGTGGAACTGCGGAAAACCATCGAAGCCCAGGGCGAAAAACATAGAGCCGTTACTGGAAAAATGCTCAACCTTGTTGAAAAGAAACTGGACACCATGAACCCTGTGGAGTTGTCTCAAGGCAATGTTACCGAATGGGTACAGACCGCAATTAAGGCGGAACGGGAAGCGGCGGGGCTGGTTACTTCTGGCGGTAAGGCGGAAACGAAACAAGGCGAATTGAACTTTACACATGACTTTGAGGGGCTTTGAGCATGGGAACCTCTGTCTTGTTCAAGCCTACTGCCATTCAGCGACAAGCCTTGAAACTTCTAAAAAACGGGGCGAAACATATTTTGCTGTTTGGGGGAAGCCGAAGCGGGAAAACTACCGTCCTTGTTATGGCGATTATTTACCGGGCGTTGCGATTTGCCGGTAGCCGGCATTTGATTTGCCGTTACCGTGCTAAAGACGCTCGTTCATCTGTTCTGCGCGAGACTTTATTCCCGTGGCTCGATAATACCGTTGGGAAAAATGGGTATACCTACTTAGCCCATGAAAGTATGATAACGCTTTTTAACGGTTCTGAAATATGGATTGGCGGCCTGGGTGATAGGGAGCAAGCGGATAAAATACTAGGCCATGAATACAACACGATATATTTCAACGAAATTTCACAGTTAAGTTATGCGGCTGTTACTACAGCTTATTCCCGATTAGCAATGAGAATTCAAGGTTGCCGGAACCTGTTTTATTATGACTGCAATCCGGGTTCGCCTCTACATTGGGCTTATAAAGTATTTGTACTGAAGCGGCAGTTTCTTTCCGGCGAAGTGTTAGAGAAGCCGGAGCTTTATCAATCCATGTTATTAAACCCGGAGGATAACCGGGACAATCTGCCGGAAGATTACATCGCTGACATTCTTGACGTTCTTCCCGAAAAACAAAAAGCCCGGTTCAGGGACGGACTTTGGGTAAAAGCCGAAGGTGTGATTTATGACCGCTTTGACGAAACGATGATCGTCAAGGCTTGTGAATTACCGAAAGAATTTGACCGCTTTGCTGCCGGACAGGATTTCGGATTAAACATTACTTTCGTAAAAATCGGTTGGGTTGGCGATGTGATATATGTCCTGGGTGATTACGGGGCGTTCAATATGACTACCCAATCTTTCAATGAGGAATTAGGGGCAAGGGGATTGTTTGATTGTCCTCCCGGCATGAGTATGCTTGTCTATTGTGATCCGGCTGGTGGGGAACGCATACAGGAAATTACTGGTGGGACTAAGGCTAATAACTCTGTAGAAAGCGGGATTGATTTCATCAATGCCAAAATTGAGCGTAAACAGTTTTTTGTTTCTGAAAAGTGTACCGGGATACTCTCGGAGATTTGGGATTATTGCAGGGACGAAGCGGGACAGATTGTAAAGGTTAATGACCATTTTCTTGATGCTCTTCGTTATGCGATATTCTCTGATATCCAGCAGGGAGTAGTTTTAGCATGAACATACTCCAGCGGGTTTTTGGTACTAACACAAAATCTAATAATTCCAAAACTGAAAAAAGTAATAATTCTCTTCAAAATCACTTGACTAATAATGACTATTTTAGTAATTTATATATAGACCCCTTCAACGACACTTATCTATGCAATGCATGGGTAAACATTTCGGTTGATATTCTTATCCGTAATGTTGCCCGTGCGGATTTCGTTCTCGAAAGAGATGGGGTTGAGTTAAAAAGCGGTCCTCTCTTTACACTATTCCACAGACCTAATGAACTCTTGAGCCGTTATGACTTGTGGAAGGAAACTGCCGCCTGGTGGTTTATTGAGGGCGAGGCGTTCTGGTGGTTTGGGCCGGATTATTCCGGCGGGCTGCCGAAGCAACTGCACATACTTAACCCGCGAAAGCTCCAGCTTGAAGGAGAGGGGTTGGAAGTGCAGGGCGGTGTCGCAAACAAACGACGGCGGTGGTTTTACCATGCCGGGGCCGAATCAGTACCTATCTTTTCTGACGAGATAATCCACTTCCGCGCCTGGAACCCGTGGAACCCTCTACGGGGCGTCAACCCTCTTGTATCTTTATCCCTCGAACTTGAGCAAGATTACTTCGCCAATAAAGCAAATTCAACATTACTGAAAAACAATGCCATTCCCCAGGGCTTGCTTAAAACAGACCAGACGCTTAGGCCGGAAGAAGCTGACGCATTGGAAAAGCGCTGGGAGAGCAAGTACGGACAGGTAAAGGCAGGGCGTAAGATTGCCGTGCTTGGCAAGGGGACAAGTTTTGAAGCGTTAAGTTTCAATCCCGACGTGGTGAAACTTTTTGAACTGAAACGCTGGAACCTCTACACGATACTTGCGAAATTCGGAATTCCCCCTCGTGTTGCCAACATAAGCGACAAGTCCACGGCGTTAAGCGGCAAAGACACAAAAGAGCAACACTCGGCGTTTTGGCAATACACTTTGATTCCTCTGTTGCGGCAATTCGAGCAAATTCTTGAAAGCAGTTTTTTCATGCGCTTTAGCCTGAAAGAGACCGGGCGTTTTGATTTGTGGGACATTCCCGAACTTGCCGAAAACGAAGACGCGCAAAGCAAAAGAGACATTGCGGAAATAAACGCCGGAATAAAAACAATTAACGATGTACTGACCGAAAGAGGCAAAGAGCCTAAGCCCTGGGGCGATATATGGTATCGGCCTAAAAATTTTATTCCCACAGGAAAAGAAGGGGAATAATGACCGGGGGTACGCTGGCGGTTACAAGGGATATTAATAATCACTCGTTATATAAACGGCGGTTAGAGACCTTGGGCTTTCAGAATGTAACCTTTACCGATGACGAGAGGGACGCTCTTGATTTTAAAATTCGGGAGTTGCAGCCAAAACTTTTATTGATGGACGCAGAATTTTATGAGTGTTGTACTCCTTACATGATGGGGTTGATTAAAAAAATGTTTCCTAAAATTACTATGGCGGCTGTTTGTATCGGTCATTACCCGGAGGAGTATGCAATGAATTTTATTTTTAATGGCATTAAATCGTATGCGACCAGTTATGACGGGTTTGATGTGTTGTATAAGGCTTTAGAGGAGATTGGTAAAGGCAGGGAATATGTATCGCCTGCGGTACTGGAACGAATAGAAATGAGGAAGGAATTCCCCGCAGCAGCGGTAAACATTACGGAACGGTTATTGCAAATGATACGGCTGTGCTGTTGCGGGTTTACGGATAATGAGGTCGGGGAAACGATGAATATATCAAAGGGAACTGTTGAAAACTATAAAACCAAAGTTTTTACTGCCCTGAATATCCGTAATTGTATTGAACTTATCAGAGCTGTTTTAACACTTGGGATTGTCAAACTCGAAGAACTTTATTTTTACCCAAAAGGTTTATTGCTTAATCCGAAACCAGAAAAAATACAACCACTACGGAGGAATAAATGATCATCAGAACTAAGAGCGGGGAATTAAAAGCGGCGAATTCAAGTGTGCTGCTTGATTTTTTGGGGATTACAAAAGAGGCAGCGGGACTACAATCGAACCGTAGGTTCGCAGTTTCTGCTGATGTAGAGCTTATCGCCTCTGTTCCATTTCATCTGACAGCAGATATTGAAACTGAAAAAGGGTATCCGTGGACACTTTCAACGTATGACCTTGACCGATTTCAAGAGCGTATTGATCCGAAAGGGTGGGACTTCAATCGTTATTTGCAAAATCCGATTGTCGAATGGGCGCACCGTTACGATATTCCAGCCATTGGCAAGATTGAAGGTTTGACCATTGATGATGAGGGGCTTCATGGTCTTGTGTTCTTTAACGATAAATCTTTTGACGCTTTTGGGTGGAGCATCGGGCAGCGCGTAAAAGCTGGCGTTATCAGGGCTGGTTCTGTTGGCTTTCGTGTTCTTGAAATTGAAATCCCGTCTAAAGATGACAGTAAAGACGGTACATCGCTTATTTTTAGGAAACAGGAACTTTTAGAGTTTTCGATTTGCAATGTACCCGCTAATCCGTTTGCGTTGGCTAAGACTGTTGAAGCCGCTAGAACGGATACCACAAAGGAATTAAACCAGCCAAATTTTTGGGCTGGCTTGATCAATAATTTTAAGGAGTAAGGTATGGAGAATGATTTGATTGTCGCCATTAAAAAGAAACTGGCTGACATGACAAGATTTGAAAGTGTTGGATTTTCAGATCCGGCAAAGGCGGCGGAGTATTTTCAGGATAAGGAAATACTTTTGGAAGAAATGGCGAAGGCTCTTGAGGTCGTTGCATCTGACCAGTCAACGCAGGTTGCGGCATTGGAAGGGACTATCAAGAGTTTGCGGGACGAACTGAAAACGCAAGTCAAGTACCCGAAGGAATTAACCCGCCGTGAACTGCTGTATAATCTCGGCAAAGGTATTGCTGCGGCCTGGGCTGGCAATCATAAGACGCTGGCCGATTTGTCGTTTTCGCCAAATTTAAAGAGCGAAAACTGGACTAATCCCCGTGATGTGTCCTGGGGTGAAAAGGGCTGGACTATCAGCAAGGCTGCCCTTGGGGAGCCTATGGGGAATATGGCAACTAACGACCAGTATTTGATTAACCCGATTTATGAAACGGAGATAATGACCGAAGCCGCTAAAAAATCGGTAATGATGAACCTTGTTCGCCATAGGCCGATGATGGGGCCTTCTATTTTCCTACCCACCAGAGACCGGGGCGGGGTTCAGTTGAACTGGCTGACCGCCTATGGGCAGAAAATCGAAGGTTCAAAACCGAAAGGGGCGGAACGGGTCGAACTGAAAGCCTACACCCTGGCGGGGTATATTCCGTGGTTTGATGAATTTGAGGAAGATGTCTTTGTCGATTTGGGGGCAATGTTCATTGATGAATTTATCGAGACCTACGGGCAAGAATTTGACCGTCAGTGTTTGCTTGCCGATGATGATCCGTTCACCGGGGCTATGGCGTGTTCCGATGTTACCGAAGTAACAATCAAGGGAAACTCCATTCAAAATTTATCATGGGAAGATTTTAGGGACGCTGTCTACAAAATCCCCGCAGAGGAACGCAAAGATTGTTCATGGTTCATCAATGAAACGGTACTCAATCATATTTCAAGCCTTAAAGACACAACAGGCCGCCCAATCTGGCGGTGGCCTACTGAAGCTATGCCGGGGAAATTGGATTTGTACCCTTATCACGAGGTATCAATACTTCCGCAGATTGCGGACATTGGGGCGAATGAAGCCTTTGCAATTTTTATGAACCCGAAACGGATACAACACGGAAACCGCAAAGGTATTGAACTGAAACGATTTGACGCAACGACAGAAAGCCTGGAATACGGTGAATTGTTTTTGCGGTTCAGGAAGCGGGATGGTTTTCTCGTAACAAGGCCGAAAAGCAATATGCTCGTTTTAAAAACAAAGTCAGCGTAATAATGGCCTCACCGCCCTCCCGGTGTAGGCGTTGTTTGTCTTGCCGCCCAGCGTGAATTGTTGGGCGGCTTTTGTTCTTTGACATTATCAGGGAAGGATTTACTATTATGGTTTTCAGCCGTCCGGCTTGGGAAACCGGGCGGCTTTGTTGTTAGTTGAAAAAATATTCCTCTATCACGTCTGATATACTTCGTCCTTTTTGTTTAGCTCTGTTACATTCCCTGAAAAAGTGTGTTTCTTCTTCGCCGAATAAACATTGTTTTTCATCGTTCTTTTTCAAGATTGTGGATAGTTTTGTCCTGGTGTATTTGTATGGGAAATTAAGGTATGTTTCTGGTAATGGGTCATCCCTGCCTATTGGCGTTTCCTCCAATGATTTTGGTTTTTTGAAGAAATTGGGATAGGCAGTAAATAAAGCGGCCTCAACGCTTTGCTCTTTGAAGTAATAATCAATGTTGAGTTTTGGATTGCTTGTTATATCCGGCAAGTTATAATAACCCCATTCTGAATTTTCCAAGTCATAACCAAGTATGCCATAACCGAACATTTTATCTTTTCCATCGTATTCACAGATATAAATATCCGTACCGCTAAAAAAATAATGAAAAATAGCGGGGTGTTCATACAGGCCATCCGTATCGCCCACATTTGGACATCTTTCCAAAACAGAAGCAAGATTAAGTAACGCTTCGGAATACTCTTTTAAGTTTCCTCTCGTAACGACTAATTGAGCCTTTGGAATAAGGGCTGCTACTGCGGCGGGGATTGTTGATATTGTTTCCATTGGGTTTACTCCTATAGTTGAAAATTTCCCCCGCACAGGCGGGGGTGGTTTGTTATGCTGCTAGCTCCGCTTTTACTGCCGGATTGTCTTCTAAGTACCTGTACCAAGTTCTTGAAACTTCCTCCAAGGCATACCAGGCGAACACATTGTAAAGGGTTGTTAATTCGTCCCAATAAGGCACGCTGTCCCATAACGCTTTTCCGACTTCTGACGGTGTGGGCTTGTCGCCATTACGGAAAACGCCGAAACCCTGAACCATTGAAATAATGTCTGTTCCCAATTCTGCTGCGGTTTGTTCCATGTGGTTTACAATGTCCCTGCGGTTTTTTTTATAAAAGGTTATTGTGTCACTGTAATAAATGAAGCCGGAAAAACCGCAATCAGCTCCATGTTCGGCGCAATTTTCAAACTGTGTGGAAAGTTCGCTAAATGTTTGATTTGAACCTTTTAACGGAAACCCTAACGCCGATATGACGTTATTGATTGTTGTTTTTGAAAAACCTGAATTTTGGATAACATAAGCTCTTAATGCCTGTATATTGTTAATATTCATTTTCACCCTCCGAAAATAATTCTTGTTGTCCGCCGTCTATTACTGGCGGCGGTGCGGGGCTGTCCGAATACACCCCATGAAGATAGGCGATGTAAGATTTAGCGTTTTGTAATGTTGGGAAAATGCAGGAAATAGCCAGACAGGTTTTTTCATAAGGCCAAAATGGGACGGAAGTGCAAGCGGAATTAGTTGAAAAAATAGATGTCTTGACTAATTGACGCTTATTAACGAAAGACGAAAATTCCGCTATTACCTGAAAATGCAAAGACATAAATTGCTAACTTGCCAGAGCCGTTTTTTCTGCGGCTAGTTGTTGAGAAAAACAGCAAAGGGAACATTTTGTTTTGTCTTTGCATTCTACGCAGACAGCAGACGAAACGAGGGCAGATGAAAGCCCTTTAATGATATAGTCCACTGTTTCTGTCATGGAAAGTCCAAGAGCCCAAGCAAGACGGCGAACCGAGACGGAAGCCATTGGCGAGAATTGCGGAGTATAATACCGCTTGTTGTTTGTGTTGCACATAGTACAACCCCCTAGATTTGATATACCCCCGATAGCTAAGAACGAGGGACTAGAGGGAAGGCCACAGACCTGAAACCGCCGCCTGTAACAAAAACCCACCGAAGGCAGGGGGGTGGTTTGTTTGGGTGGTGTGGGCTGTAGCGCCCCTCGCTCTGCACGGGGCGCGCTCACACCACCAATGAGAACAAACCACTCCCCTGCTTTTGGGGATAACGCTATACACAGCCGACATAAATAAAATTGCGTAGCAATTTTTTCCTTATTCTCTTGGGCGTTACGGGGCGGAGCCCCGTAGAGAGGGTAGCGGAAAAGCCGCAGGCTTTGGAGCGAGGGGGAGACTTCCCCCTTATTTATGGTTGTAAGTTCGCCAATAGTATGATATTATTTAAACGAGGTCGTGAAATG